GCGCAAATAGAATTGGAGGATATAAAGAGATGACAGAATATGAAGGGATAGCAAGGAAATTAAAAAATGGAGATATTGCAGTCTGGACAGATGGAATGTCATTGCATGCAGATAACGAACCTCCATGTTTTATGAGATTGGTAGAAGGTGAAAAATACAGAATAACAATACAGCATTTAACTGAAAATAAAGCTTGCAATAATAACAATGTATGATAAAATGATTCAGGTGGTAAAAATGAAGATAACAGAAAAACAAATTAAAGAGTTAAGCCCTTGTACTGGTGGTTGGAAGTGGTTCCTTAAAAATAAAGAAGAAGATCTAGAAACCTTACTTTTAAATGTAAACGAAACTAGGCCAGATTGGGCAAGGTGGTTATTTACTAATTTGATGGGCCAAAAACAGTGCGTTGAAATTGCAATATTTTCAGCCAGAGAAGTTTTACATATTTATGAGAAAAACCATTCTTCTGATAAGCCTAGAAAGGCAATTGAAGCAGCCGAAAAGTGGTTAATAGAACCAACAGAAGAAAATAGAGCTGATGCTGCTGCTGATGCTGCTGATGCTGCTGATGCTGCTTATGCTGCTTCTGCTGATGCTGCTGCTGATGCTGCTGCTGCTGATGCTGCTTATGCTGCTTATGCTGCTTATGCTGCTTCTGCTTATGCTGATGCTGCTGATGCTGCTGCTGCTGCTGCTGCTGATGCTGCTGCTGATGCTGCTGCTTCTGCTGATGCTTATGCTGCTGCTTATGCTGCTGCTGCTGATGCTGATGCTGCTTATGCTGCTTATGCTGCTTATGCTGCTTATGCTGCTTCTGCTTATGCTGATGCTGCTGATGCTGATGCTGCTGATGCTGCTGCTGCTGATGCTGCTGCTGATGCTGATGCTGCTGCTTCTGCTGATGCTTATGCTGCTGCTTATGCTGCTGCTGATGCCGGCAAAAAAGAGCTACAGGAAAAGATAATAAAAGAAGCCATGAGAATATTGGAGTTGAAGAATGAATAACACATGCAAACAATGTAACAAAGAAGACAGTAATAGAATGCCTCTTGATGTATTAACAGAAACATACAGAGGGCTTGGGAAAGTTGGCAAATCAAAAGAATATTTATGTGGCGCCTGCATCGTACAGGCTGAGATAGAATTAAGGGCATTCCTGGACAAAAGTAAATATTTTACAGAGTGTGAGAATCCTTTTTAAATAAAATGGCCATGTGGTGGAATTGGTAGACACAGCGTTAAAAGCGTGATGATCACATGCCTGGTGTATATTGAATTGAAAATATGTATACATTGGGGACGTATTCAAATTGAAGGTTCGAGTCCTTCCGTGGTCATAACCCTTGAGGGTGAATAAATTAAATTGTTACTGAATTAGGAGGTGCGGCAGAGAACAGTTCTGGAAATTCATAAGCCCCGTTGTGCGGACTTCGGGGTTATTTTTAAAAAGGTGGTAAAAAATGAAACTTACAAGAACGTGGGCAATGCCTAACAGTAATACTTTTAGTATAAAACCAATAGGAAAATTAATAGAACGATATGGTTTTATAGATGAGCCGTTAACATTTTTAGATCCATTCTGTAGAAATTTAAAATATAAAGAGTTCTGCATTTCAAATGATTTAGACCCTGCTATAATAGCAGATTATCACATGGATGCTTTAGATTTCTTGAAAATGTTTGGTAATGAATCAGTACATGGAATATTATTTGACCCGCCATATTCACCAAGACAAGTATCGGAGTGTTACAAAGCTTTAGACAAGACCGTAAATATGCAGACAACACAGTCAAGCTTTTGGGGAAATCTAAAAAAAGAGATATCAAGAGTTCTAACACCTGATGGGGTTTGTATTACATGCGGATGGAATTCCGGCGGTGTTGGGAAATCGAACGGGTTTGAAATAGTTGAGGTTCTTATGGTTCCTCACGGTGGGTGGCACAATGATACAATAGTTACAGTAGAGAGGAAATTATGAGAAGATCGCAGGAACGTCTTAAAGACATCGATAACTACTTAAAGAACAATTACCCCAACGGGAACGCAAAAGACTGTGCAGAGGCCCTGAGCGAGCGATTAGAGTATATTAGAATACGAGTAAGAACCTTGAAGTTGCTAAAAAACAGGCCGGTAGACAGAAAGCGGATATCTGAGGCAGAAAAGAATGTCATTATTCTGGAATGTAAACTGACAGCAAAGAACAACGAGCTAGAAGAATTATGGAGGTTAGTTAAGATGCAGCGTAAAGAATTTGCTGCATTGAGAATTGAAAATATTATGCTGATAACCGAAAAAGTAAAAGCGAGGCATTTATATGCTGAAAATAATATATGAGTCTATCAAAGCAATTGTGGAATCAGATAGAGGATTTAATAGATTAACGCATGGCTTGACCTGGGCTGCACTGTCAGTGATAACACTTGGAATAATCGCAATAATTATACATATTGGACGCTGAATTGCCAGCAGAGAGAGGTTAAACGATGAGTGATAAATTGAGAGAATGTAGAGAAGCATATGAGAAATATCGGAATAATGGACAGACACAGAAATGGTTAAAAGATCTCAGTAGAGAAGAATATCTAAGATCATTAGGTGAGGGTGATACGGAAGAAGCTGCAACAATGGACGCTTCTGGAATAGTCGCCTTCTTTTCTGCATGGAACACTCGCCACGAACCCAAACACGAAACAGTAGAGCAATGGGAGGAGAGGACAGGAGAGACTTACCCTGATGATGCGCCGGTGTGGTATCACTATAGATACATCATGTTGAAAAATAAAGAAGAGTGGAAGGTTGAGATGTGGGGAGATTGCAAAGGATGTGAATGGGACAGGGACAACCCTGCAATAGTAGCCAACCACCAAGGGAAGCCATCCAGTGAAGAGGGGGAGATATGATTGAAATATTCAGCAAGATAGACAGCGAAGGCAAAGCAAGATTTAAATATAAAGAAGTCAGAGAACTTGAAGCAGAACATAAAGAGACTAAAAAGCAGCGTGATATGGCTGTAGAGGCATTGGAGTTGATGAAAGACAGAGCTTATTATATTAAGAATGATGCAGGGATATACACTTTCATAGAAGAAGCACTATCCAAAATCAAAGGTGGTATAGAGTGAGTAAAGCAGATCTAATAGTTTCGACCCACAAAAGAACCAAAAAACAACTTCAAAGACTTCAATCATTACCACTGGAGCAGAAAGTAAATCTTTCACTCAGGAGAATCCATCAATTTTACATAGAGCTGGACGGGAAGGTTTATGTTGGTTATTCGGGGGGGAAAGATAGTACTGTTTTACTCCATTTAGTTAGAAGATTATTCCCTGAAGTAAAAGCTGTTTTTTGTGATACTGGTGTTGAGTTCCCAGGTATTAAAGAATTTGTGGGTACCACAGAGAATGTTGTTATATTAAAACCAAAAATGTCTTTTGCCTCTGTACTTAAAAAATACGGGTTCCCGTTACCATCAAAAGAAGTGGCTCAAAAGATTAATGAGATTCAGACCACTAAGTCAGAAAAGCTCAGAAACAAAAGGCTTTACGGTGATGAAAAAGGGAATGGAAAGCTCCCTAGAAAATGGTTATACCTTCTAGCTTTAGATATTAAGATATCACATAAATGCTGTGATATCTTAAAGAAGAACCCATCAAAGCAATATGAAAGAAAAACAGGTCTTCACCCGATTATTGGAACAATGGCAGAAGAGTCAAGACTAAGAGAATCAACATGGTTGCGGAATGGATGTAACTCATTCGGTGGGAGAGCTAGATCAACCCCAATGTCATTTTGGACAGATAAGGATGTATGGGAGTATATTAAGAAATATAATTTGCCTTATGCTTCCCCTTATGATAATGGAGAAGAACGAACAGGGTGTATGTTTTGTCTGTTTGGGTGCAGTTGGAATAATGATAGAGGAGCAAAGAAGTTTGACAGAATGAAAGAGAAATATCCTCTCCACTACAAAGCAGCTGAAAGGTGGGGGATTATTGATGCACTTAATTTGATCAGACCAGATTAAGAGGAAACCAAAAATGACAACACTTGAAGTAATAAAAAGAGGCATTAAGTCTGCTGATGAGTTTGAATTAGTTAATGGATTGGTACGAACTCCAGAGTCAATAAAAAATGCCCAGTTTGATATTATCCGATGTTATTGCTGCGTTAATAATTGCGATACTGTGTTTTATTATTAAAAAGGATAGAAAAGATGAATATAAATAATTGCGTAGAATGTATGTTTAACGACTATCACGAAGATACAGATAAAATATTTTGCCTTAAGTCACAAAAAGAAATACCCATGGTGTTTTCATATGAATTAAAAATGAATTGTGTTGAAGGTGTTCCAGAATGGTGTGAATTAACTTGTCATGTCATTACATATAATTTCAGAGGAATCAAAGAACACAACCCCAAAAGGATGGATTCCTGCAACAGAACTGGCGAACAGCATAAATTTCTATCCTGCCCCAATACAATCACAACAGGTGATTATTGCTCAGAGTGCAGTGATACCCCTAATGGGAGACAGCCAGAAGATGATAAGATTAGAGAGGCTTTTGAGGAAGACCACGGAATATCAAGTTTTGTAAAATGGAGTCTTGATAAAGAGGAATATACAAAAACAGATGATGCAATGGAGTGTCATTTATACTGGGTTAAAGTTGCAAAATATGGTTTAAGATCCTTTTCGATAGGCTACACCTCAGCAATGAAGCAATCAGAGGCAGAGATAGCCGAGTGGAAAGATGAATATAAAAGGGTAGACTCTGAAAAGGATGATTTACTATTATTACTATCCGAGAAAGACAAACAGATTGAATCAATGAAGAGAGAAATTCAGAAATTAAAGAATCCAAAACCATATAATCCTCAGGTAGACATATAGGGAGAGTGAATGATGAACAGCAGAGATAAATTATTATCAAAGGCAAAGAGAATGTTAAACTATGATGAAGATCAGGAATTAGAAGCAAGATTACAATATATGCTTATAGATGCGTATGATATGACAGATCGGTGTGGTGGTATATTTATGTCAGGACAGGCAATAGCTGCAATAATAGCATGCTGGAAGTTTATCAAATAAGGGAGATTAATATGGAATGGATACAAATATTCAATTTACCCAATACATGGTTAACAATAGGTCAAAGGTTATGGATGCAGATAATAGGCGCAATATGCCTTGAATATATATTTATAGCAACAAATAATGTATACATATGTGATTTAAAACAGTCTCTCCGGTTAACAGCTAAACACCGATGGGATAAACGTGACTCTATGTATTTAGGGGTAGAGGGATGATCATAGAAATAAGGTACTATTTATATATGGTATGCAAAGAAATAATGATGGCTATAATTGACATATTGATAAAACAGTGATAAACGGGGTATAATAACAGTATGGCAAAACATGCGGGTGGTAGACCAAAAGAGTATACACCGGAAAAGATTGCAGAAATTATAGACCAACTCAATAAATACATAGATGAAACTGAGTGCCCCATAATAGCAGACTTTGCATATAAGCATAATATTAGGCGGCAATCGCTATATGATTTCAAAGAGTTTTCGGACACTTTAAGGAAAATGATAGATAAAAAGGAATCTGTACTATTCTTTAAGGGCCTTTCAGGGGACTATAATTCACAAATAGTCAAGTTGGGATTAGCCCAATTAGGCTATACTGATAAAGTTGATAATAGCATATCAACAATTGACGGGGATGGAAAGCCAACAGGGTTTAATTTTGTAGACGTTCCCAAAAAAAAGTAGATGGATATACCTAGAAAACTAGAGCCATTATTCACTGACCCGCACACTCACAATGTAATAGAGGGTGGAAGGGGTGGAGGCAAGACAAGAACCATACCGGCACTGATAGTTGACGTTATGGCTGTTTCACCTCTTGCTGTATTATGCTGTAGAGAATATCTAAAATCATTAAAAGAATCTTCATTCCGAGCAATCCAAAACGAAATATACAGACAAGACAAAGGGCATTTATTCAATATAACAAAAGAGGCGATAACATCAACAGTTGGCGGTCGTATATCATTCATCGGTCTACAGAACCATACGGCAGATTCAATAAAATCATATGAGGACTACCATTGGGTCTGGGTGGAAGAAGCACAAACAATAACTAAATATTCATTAGACATACTAATCCCAACACCGAGAACAGATGGACACTTCAAACACGGTGAATATATATTCCCACTAAGAATGTTTATGTACACAATGAATCCCTACTCATGGGATGATCAAATCAACACAGTATTACCAGAGTCTCGGGAAGATACTCAAAGAATCACAATAAATTATTATGATAACCCATGGTTTCCCGCCAGCCTGGAAGAAGAACGGATAGAAGCCAAAAAAATAATGCACATAGATGAATATAACCGGATATGGGAGGGAATCCCCTACGAGGATGCAGAACGGGCAATAATGAGCCGTGTCGCACTTGAAAAGGCAATGCATAGAGATGTTGAAAAAGATGGTGGAATTGTTGTAGGTGCTGATATAGCAAGATTTGGAGCTGATAGAACGGTATTTATTAAACGGGTAGGGTTGCAAATGACTGACATGATGGTGCTTAATAAAAAAGATACACAAGAGGTTGCCCGAAAGCTTGCTGATTTTGCCGAAGGTGGAAGGATAGTAGTAGATGATACCGGAGTAGGTGGTGGAGTAACTGATAAGTTGAGAGATTTAGGCTGTACTGTAACACCTATAAACTTCGGGTCCAGGGCAAAAAGAAAGAAAAAATACCCTGATATAATCAGTGAAATGTGGTTTGATTTAGCTGATCAGATAGATGAGGTTGGATTATTAGAGAATGTAGAGATATTAAAAGAGCTATCAGGAAGAAATTACAAATACACAAAAGATGAGCGAAGACAGGTAGAGTCTAAAGATGAGTATAAGAAAAGAACTGGCAGAAATTCACCGGATCTTGCAGATGCTATTATCCTGTGTTACTATAGTAGAGAACGAACAACTCAATCTTTTCACACGTGAGGTGAGCAAATGAGCAGTAATGAACAGCTTATTAAGCTAAAGAAACAATTAGAAGAAAACTATATTAAAATAGAAGATAATGCAAAATATGTACTGGGAAAGAATCCTCCTATACTAAATAGAGAACAGCAAAAGGAACCCGATAACAGATTGCCTATCACCTTCGCTAAGATGACAGTTGACGACATGGCTGGTTATGCTGGCCGTAATGGGTATATTACATCTACATATGATTTAGTAGATACGGAATCAAAAGAGGACGAAGACCCATTTATAGAGTATTGCCGTGGAATGGATAAGTATAATAAATCAGAACTGGAAAACTCAGAGCTATATTATGAGATCCTAGAACAGGGCTATGCATATGAGATATACTGGGTATCTGAAGAAAAAGACCTACCGAAGAACCAACTAACAACAGAGTTTAAGATAGTGCCCAGCTCAGAGGTCGTGGTCGTCTATAACAATTCAATCAAAAAGAAAATGATAGAAGCTGTTCATTTTACAGCTACTGATGAAATAGAAGAAGCAACAGTATATACACCATTCTTAAATCAAAAATGGCAAACAAAAAAAGATTCAGATACATGGACATTTGTCTCTGAAGAGGAAACACCATTTTCATTAGTTCCTGTTAATAAATACACAGCAAATAGACGAGAGCTATCTATATTTGCATGTGAAAAACATATGATAGACTCAATAGACGAGACTATATCAAAGACATTCAACGAGATAGAACGCTTTGCCTCCGCTATATTGCTAATGGGATCAAAAGCAGATCCAGTTATGATAGCAGCATTAAAAAATAATAAGATAACCATATTAGATGACCTGGGAGAAGATACGGACGGGAAACTAATCATTCCACAGTATCTTGAAAAGAACTTATCAGGCGTTAAGGACTTTACTAATGATTTTGTCAAACAAATGGAGCAATGGTATAGAGACAGTACAAAGACTATCAATGTAGCTGATGAGAAATTCGGAGTTGCGGAAGCCGGTATTGCATTGATGTTAAAACTTATGCCAATGGAGTTTAGAGCCTCACAGATCGAAACCTATTTCAACCAGGGGCTAATGAGAAGATTAAGGTACTATGCTGATGTATACAACGCTTCAACTGTTTCAGTAGATTTCGATAAATACACGACTATAATTAAATCACAAAGAAACATACCGGTTGATGATGCAGCAATTGTCGAAATGCTTGCAAAACTACAAGGGATATTATCAGAGGCTACACTATTGGAGGCAATGCCAAAATCAATAGTACCAGACCCAGAAAAAGAGCTTGAGAGAAAAGCCGATCAAATGGTTGACATATCAGGTAATGGCATGTTTGGCGCAGATGACGAACAAGGGCTTGACGTATTAAAAGAAGCTGAAGGGCTTGGCGCTGGAACTGTTATTGATAGAGCGCAGGATATAGCGGCTAAGGTAGGAATGCCTCTTGATGCTGGTGGCCTTACCAGGGAGGCGGCAATAAACCAATTGATTATATTTATTGGGTTGAGCAGAGCAGATGCAGAAAAGATTGTTGGAACAAAAAAGACAGGAGTTGAAAAGTCTAAGGTTTCTGAATAATGGCAACATTCCAACAGGGCCAGGAATTAGCAACAAGTCTAACTGAAAAAGAAATGGCCGCATTATGGCGTGTTGTTTTAGACACCTATAGAGATGTCAATAAAAAGATCAATGATGACATAGCTAAGGTATACGCTAAATATCTAGCAGGCAAAAACCCCGAAGATTATTACAACATAATGATTCAGTATGATAGGCTTGGAAGATTGAACCAGCAAATAATAGATCAATATACAAAAGCCTCAAAAGCTGCCGGTATCACTATTGCTAAATCCTCACAGCTTGGATTTACAAATACATTCTATCGGGAACAATTCACACTTGAGTTTATGTCTCAAATCCCTATCACATTCTCTATTGTCAATCCTGCAATTGTGGAGTCATCAGTATTTGGTACAGCCACCTTATGGAAGTCAATTCAGACCGATGCTATAAAGCGGATATATGGAGATCCTAAACAGTATATACCGAGGGCAGGAAGCCTGACTGATCTATTATCACGAAACAGAATGAACGAGATAGAGAAAATCAGAGGGGCGTTATCTGCCGGTCTGTTAAATGGTGATTCGTATAAAGAAATGACAGCAGCAATACACAAGATAATCGGTGAGGAATTGGTCAAAGACGGTGCCAAGGCATACACAGGAGCTAAGGCATCAGCTGCGCTCATAGTCAGAACTGAAGGGACAAGAAACCTTAACGCCGGATTCTCTGCATCTCTACATGATGCTAAGGCTCAAGGGTTGGGCATAGAAAAGGAATGGCTAACAGCTTTTATTAACTCAAGAGATACACACAAGACAGCCAACAGACAACGTGTAGAACTTGATAAATTGTTTAGTGTTGGACAAGCAACCGGTCAATTCCCAGGGTCAATGTCAACAGGGCTTGAAAATTACAACTGCCAGTGCACACATATCGCTGTAGTAGACGGTATAGAGCCACAATTGCAAAGAGGAAGAAACCCTGTTACCGGAGAGAGTGAAATATTTTCATACAAAGACTTTGACAAATGGGCTGCAAGCAATGGGCTTGTTCCTGATAAGGCTGGTGTATTAACATAATGACATTATATACTTATGATTGTCCTAAATGTGGGATATACGAAGAGTTCAGAGAGCACAACACAAGAGAGCGGTGTGATTGTGGTCATCCTGTCAAGAAGGTATTCGGTGGAGCGTTTAAATTAAAAGGTGCCGGATTCTATAAAAATGATTACAAAGAGATCAGAAATACATAACTATTGTTATTTTACATCTTTCCTCTACATTGGCTTATATTTATCATTTCAGATGCAATGATATAAGATTCATCTTTTGTCATTCCTCTTTTTACTAGCCTATCTATCATCGCATACTTTATGTTTATATTGTCTATACCATCTGTAAATGTCTTGCCGACAGACCCAAATGCCTCCATGCGTTTTTCATTTTCAGCCATGTCTTTAAATTCACTGGTTGTATTCCCCAATGTGTCAACTACACACATATGTGCAGATTCAAACATTTTTGTTATACCCTTAATTTCATCTTCTTTACTCATACTATCCCCTTAATCTGGTTAGTTATTTTAAATTTATATCCAGAATGACTTAAAATGTTCTTTATTTTATGAAGTTGTCTATGATGTTTAAAACATAAATCTATAGTTATTTCTGGAAATTTATAATCTTCGTGGTGTCTTTCTATTTTTTCCGTTGACCCACAGATTACACATCGTTGTCCCTTTGGAAGCTTTGGCATTTTACTTGCTATTGTCATGTAAAATTTATTGTTTTCAATAATTGATTCGTCAACAATAATTTCATTTTCAGGAACAACAATACTTCTTGATGCTCCGTTTCTGTTCCTTACAATATGCCCTTTGTTTTCTATAGCTCTCACATGGTCGAAGGCAGCCTTAACAGATATATCATCATTACTGGCTATATCTCTAATAGTTGGCGAAAATCCATAATATTCAATGAATCCCTTAATGTAATCTAAAACTTCTGATTGTCTATTTGTTAATTTTTTCATATTACAAATATAACACATATTCTATAGTTTGTTAAGTAGTTTGTTGACGACTTTGTAACATAAACAAATATCTATTGTATTATTGTAGTGTGTATGATAAAATATACATGTATGATAATTCATACAATAAAGAATTACTATTCAGGCGCGTACTGGGTGGGAAGGTAGAGAAATGAGTTTATTTGATGATATTAAAGCAATAGCGAAGGATGATGCAGATCTAAGTGGAATAGAGGGGCAGATAGGTAACTATATCAACGCAACTGAATTGACAAAGGATAACTTTATAGACGTAGCAAAAAAGTATCCTGGGCTTATGAGTGCGCATGATAGTCTGGTTTCTAAGAGTGTTGAAAATGGTGTTGCAAACTTTAAAGAAAAAGGTATGATTGATCTTTTTAAAGAAAAAGAAAGCGCAATTCGTGCAGAGATTAACCCGAAAGAGACACCAGATCAGAAAGAAATCAGAGAGCTTAAAGAGTGGAAACAACAGTCTATTGATGAGAAAAAGTTATCATCAAGAAAAGATGAACTATCAATTAAGGCAAAGGAACTGGGATTTGATACAATATTAGCCGGTAAATTTGCAAAGCTGGAAAATGCTGATGATATCATTGGGGATATTATTGCGTGGAAAGATGCCCTATTAGGGGAAGCCCTAAAAGGTAAATATGTTAATAAGCCTCCATCGACCGGAGGAATAAAGAAAGGATTGTCAGGGATGACAGTGACCGAGTTAAATGATGCGGCATTGGCAGATCCAAGCAATAAGCCTGCAATATTAAGTGAGATATCAAAACGGCAAAGTAAATAACATAAAGGGCTTGACCTTTTATGAAATTATAAGAGGTATAAAAATATGGGTGAAACAAGAATTACAAACTCACAGATTGACCTGGATGTATTCAATGCTTACAGTGTTGAACCGTCAATTTACAAATCAAGATTCTTTAGATCAGGATCAGTAGTAAACAACGCACAAATGGGCTCTATGCTTGCTGGCAATGGTGAAAGTTATTCTTTACCATTCTGGAAAGATACAGCCGGTGGAACTGGTGACGTGCCTATCGAGGGAACAGACGCAACAGTAAACGCTCTGACATCAGGAAAGCAGTTTTTCCGTAAACAGGTTAGAAATAAAGTCTGGGGTTCTAATGATTTAGTTTCTGTATTTGCTGGTAGTGATCCAATGACAGCCGCATCAAGCATGGTTGCTAATTACTGGGCACAGGCTTTTGACCAGCTTGCAATCAAATCTATAATCGGAATTTTAGTAGACAATGCAGACAATGACGGCGGGGATCTTATTAATGATATTTCTGCCGGTGCTGGATCTGCCGCGTATTTCTCCGATAATGCAATAATTGATACACAGGCACTTTTAAGTGAAAACGGACATGACTTTGCAGCAATCCTCGTGCATCCACTAACAAAAGCATACATGAGAAAGCTCGATCTAATCGATTTCGTTCCAGTTTCAGGACAGGAAAGAGATATTATGATGTATATGGGTATGGAAGTTATAGAAGACAGAAATGCTCCATTAGCATCAAGTGATTACTCTTCTATTCTGTTGAAAGCAGGGGCTTTACAGATGGGCGTTAGTTCTCAGGGATATTTACCAACAGAACTAAACCGAGAGCCTTTAGACGGTTTCGGTATTGATCAGTTGATTACAAGAAGAACTTTCGCAATCACAAGCCCTGGATTCGCTTCACTAGAAGCGGGATTTGCTGGACTTACTCCAACAGATGCAGAGCTAATCACAGCGGCAGCATGGAACAGAGTCTACAATGCGGAAAATTGCCCGTTTGTATCTCTAAGACATACATTACCTTCATAATAAATAAAGCCTCAGAAATGGGGCTATTTTTAAAGGATTCAAAATGAACGGAAAAAGAGGTGGTAGAGTTCAAGTTAATATGATGCAGTACTACGAATTAGTAGACCGCGTTTTAGCACTTGAAAACGCTCTATCTGAATTAACAAAAAAAGATACGGTAAAAGATACTTCTGACGAGATAACCAAAAAATATGTTATCGAATCATTGAATGCAAAAGGGATAAAACACAATCCTAGAGACAGAAAAGAAGTGTTGGTAGACCTATTAAATAATGAGGTAATATAATGCCAAAAAGACAAACTGGAACAGGCTTGACAGCCAATGAACAGATAGATCTATACGCGAAGGCAATGAGCGGTGACATCGTAATAGTTATCACCCCCGAAACAGTGGCACCAGTTCCAACAGCCGCAGCCTGGACAAGAGATGTTAAAATTTCAATACAGACAGCAGCCGGAGAGATCCATAGCTGGATGGACTTGACAGAAGCCACAATCTTATCAATTGGAGACACCGGAGGCGGTACAGCTTCAATAGTTGCTACTACAATTACAATAGTAGCTGGTGAGACCGTAGTCGTGGTATCTGGAACAGAGGCGACATGGGCAAACAGTGAGACCGATACATTGACAGTGGCAAACATGACAATCTTAGGTTACACAATTACCGGTGGAACTTCAGTAGAAACATTTACAACCTAAACGGAGGGCTAAATGGTAGATTTATTTAAAATGGTAGGAAACTCTGTAAAACTCATAAGCCCTGAAAAGGACTTTAGAATATTAGACGCTTGGGGAGATGATGTAGTAAAATACTCTCTCGGAGCTGGATTCCCGATTGATGACACTACAGGTGATCCGATTGGGTGGACTTCTACTGTCACAGAAGCAGGAACCGGAACACAAACATTTCTACATTCAACAACAGGAACCGGAGATATTGCAATCTTGACCACAGCGGATACTGATTATGATGGTGGAAACTATCAGCTAACTGGTGAGGTATTTGATGTTGTAGCAGATAAAAAGCTTTATTTCGGCGCAAGAATAAAAATCAACAGTGCAACACAGACAGATTTGTTTATCGGATTAGCTGAAACAGACACTACATTGATGGCTACAAGTTCAGCACATGCTATTTCTCTAGGCGGAGACGGTATATTTTTTAGTAAACTTGATGCGGTTACAGCAATCACAGCAAAAACCTATCTAGGTGGCGCACAGGTTAATACAGCAACTGTAAGTACTGTAATGGATACAGCATATCACTGGTATGAAATCGAGTATGATAACAACGTGATTAAAATGTATTTCGACGGTGATCTGGTTACTACATTTACAGCAAGTTTCCCAGATAGTGTTATGACGCCGAGTATAAACTTCAGAACAGGTTCTGGCGCAGTTGTAACATTAACTATTTCAGACTTTATAGCAGTAGCAATAAACGATTAATAATAGCCGGTGAAAGCCGGTTTGAAGAGGGCCAACATGACCACTACAGAAATATTAAATAATGCAATAGATAAAGCTACTAATGCACAAACTACAATATCATACCCACACCACGAAGCACATAGCGGCTGCCGGTTTTATGTGCAATATAGTGTTGCCAGCTTGGGAGCTATGACAACTCCGAATGATATGATAACCTTGGATTTTACAACCTCAGATACTACAAAGTGGGGTCATTTTACATTTCTTGGAACAGGGTCATCAGGGTGGCGAGTTCGGCTAATAGAAGCACCAACCGGAGGAGCAATAAATCCAACTGGTCAAATGGCAATAATTAACCATAATCGGAACAGCTCAAAGGTATCAACTTTTACTGATGGGTCGACAGCAAACCAGATTAATTATGATTCTGACCTTGCTACAGGTGGAACAACGCTCTGGGATTCTTATATAGAGGGCAGCACGACAGGAGCTTCGGGGGATGGTGCAAGCGCAAACAGAGACGAACTTATTTTGAAGCAAAACACAAAATACCAAGTGTCTATATTTGGGACAGACACAGAAGCCGCAACGCTGTATATAGATTGGTATGAGCATACCAACAAGGGGTAATTCGTGAGCACAACCACTGAAATATTAAATGAGGTTAAAAGCCCAGCAGGAGCTATCAAGACAACATCTATAGAAGATGATGCTTTTGTTAACGGAAAGTCTTTTACTCACGCTGACTATACTTTAGAGGTGGGAGAGTCAGCGGTAATAGACTATCTTTTTGACCCTAGGAATGTAGCAGCTGAACATGTAGTAGCGGAGAACCCAGTATTCAATGCTACATCTGGCCCAATTACTATTGAATATTATGTCGGGACAACTGTATCAGCATTAGGCACCGAACTAGTTACATTCAATAGAAGACCCGGGGGGCCACCAGCACTGGCTAAACTATATGTAGCCCCAACAGTTACGGGTGTAGGCATAAGGATTGCTGGACAATTGGTAACAGCTACAGAAGCAGTCCAGGGGGATACAGGCTCAACCACTTCTTCGGGGCTTCCGTTTGAAGTAGACCAAACACATTTAATGTTGATCAGGGTTACAAACACCAACGGCGCAGGTGTAGCAATAGGGCGTACGTTTAATTGGATTGAAACATGAAAGTAATAACACTTGCAAAGACAAAAGAGCTTTTAGGTATAGCTGACTCGGCATCAGACACAGCAATAACAGCGAAAATTCCTTTTATTGATGCTAAGGTTAAACTGATAACAAACAATAAATTTAATCTAATGATACTGGGAACAACTACACTTAACTCACCGTATGTCACAGTTTCGAGTGTATGGAATACTACAGGATGGTGCAATTATCACTATCATAATGGATGTTATGGATACGGCGACGGGATAAATAACCCATATACATATGACTCTATTGAAGAATACCTGGAAGTCGGTCAGTTGATTTCGGGAACCGGAGTTCCTGCCGATTCGTACATATCAGAGATCTATTACAACGGTGATGTTTTTAATGACGGGTCTGATGATTTTAACATCCCTACTATCCAGCTATCGGCTAATGCAACAGCAACCGGAACAGTGAAAATGTATCTAGGAATAAATATAGGGTATCAGGATATAATTGCAAAAGGTATACAGTATTTAATTAACGGGACATCGACAACGTTACCAACAAGCGGAATAGCAAGCAAATCAATCGGGCCGGTATCAGTTTCTTATAGTGCATCAGCTCAAAAGATGGATAATAAATCAGGAATGCCTGCATGGTTTGTATCGGCGTTACCAAAATATGCGAGTGGTCATTGATGAGTATACTAGATGCATTTGTAACAGAAATGAATAGAACGTTTTCAGTATACATATGGGCCGCTACTTTAGACAGTAACGATAACCCAGTAGAAGGCTTTAGTGCAGGAGCAAGCATGACAGGTAAGAAGTGCGCATTCTATGAGTCTTCAGCAGCGCAAAGCCTTGTTAGTGCAAGGTATAAGGATAAAATGGTAGGTGTTGTTATATGTGCGCCTGATGTAGCTGTACCCGATAATAGTAAACTGGTATTAGACAACGGATATGAATATATAGTTCTACATGCTGATGATGTTATGTTCCAGGGCGAAGTTCTGGCAATAGCAGTAACAACCGAAGATTTTGGAGTTGATGTAAATGGCTGATAGCGAAGTTGTTGTAAGCACAATTAAGAATATTACAAAACTCATAGAGACGGGAGACAAAGAGAGTCTTCTATCATTAGCTATAAGAGGAGCTTCACAGGCTAAACTGTTGGCTAACTTCTCTAAGGGATATCAGACCGGACAGACTAAAAACAGCATCCAGGTGTTGACCGGTTATGATGCAAGATACGGAATGAATGATTCCGGTGGACTAGCGGCAGAAAAAGAGCTTGCTGTACCACTTAAAAAGAATGAAGCGGCTGTAGGGGCCACAACGGCACATGCTATTTATCCTGAGTTTGGGACAAGAAAGCAAGCACCACAGCCCTACTTAAGGCCGTCAATGGCATTGGTAGCAGGAGAGGCAGAGAGAGTAGTCGAAGCAAAGATGAAATATGAATTTGCAAAAGGGCCATTAAAATATGGTCAATCGAGGGTTAAGTTTTGAGCATAAACGGCAGATCTGAAATGCAGACAAAATTAAAAGCAGATTCTACAGTTACCGGATTAGTTGGAACATATCTTTCACAGCCTGCCATCTACAGTGTGCCATTGATGCCACAGAAATATGATGGCAATGGCAAAGGTGGTATTTCGATGTATCTATCAGGTATAAAAGACGGCGGGGAAGAATTGGACGGTACACGAAACACTTGTTCCTGTTGGGCCATAAGCTATGATAAAGCCGAAGAGTTGCAGGAAGCTGTATTTTCAGCATTAAACAGACATTCAGAAGGTAATGATACCTTTTTTAAATGTAGTAAATTACAAATAATAGAACCCACCGCATTGGGCGGTGATTATCTAGCGCCAGTAGAGGTGCTTGTTAGAAAACGATAGGAGGCGCATTGTGCCAGTTCAAACCACGAGCAAAAGTTATGTAATGATTCCAGATGGAACAAAAGTAGAAATTGACGGAGGGTCAGGTTTTACTGATTTAGGCGCTTTCAATAGTGATGTAACAGCAACACTCAATTTTGAGATTAATGAGATATTGTCCAGTAACGCTGGAATAATTCAAAGAGTCGGTAAAAAAATGACTATGGAATGGGCCGGAACCCTTATCAATCTTAACCCAACCGGTGTCGCTCTTGTTTCAGGTGGACTTTTAACTACAGAAGCAACAGCAGGATCAGCAGTTACAGATTCAGATGATCAGACAATAGCAATTAGTTGGGTTGATATGAGTTCTATCCAGATGAATGCTACAGATGGAACAGCAGGAGCAGCCCTTAGATTCTCGGCAGCACCAACACTAACAAGTGTAACCGCTTCAAGTTCTGGTGTTCTAGCGGCTGATGATGACTACTTCATCCAGGTTGACCCTAATAGTTTTTCAGGATATAGCATATTACTAAACACAAACGGAACCGCAACAGTGGCAACAAGTGAATCAGTAGTTATTGTATATGCTAGTGTAACACCGATTGCAACCACTACTCTTTACGGTGGAGCTTCTACATTTGCATTTACATCATATCAGATGAGAATGACTCATACAGATGACGACAGCCTGGTAAGAAGATTAAATCTTCCATCAGTAACTCCAAACTCAGGCGGATTTCAGTTTAACTTTAAATCTGCTGAATCAGATGGATCAGAAGAGATGCCTTTAACATGTAAAGCAGACCTTGATACTTCTCTTGATAGCGGTAAGCAGCTGTTCAGTTGGGTAGTTGATACAGGCGCAGTTTAATTATTACTCTTGCCCGTGTTTTTTAGTCTCCTGCACGGGTGAGTTTTTTTATAGGAGGCAACAGGAGACACCTTGAGCAAAGAAATTACAATAACAGTTGAATACGGAAGAAAAAAAACAAAAGAGTTTATTATCTGTATCGTGCCTAATCGCTTCACCGTT